TTCAGTATCGCCAGCCGTATCATGTGCTGCTAGTTGTGCATCAGTTGGTTTATCCAATCCTGACACGCTCCAGCTTGCTATGTACGGGCCTTTACCGTCAGAGTCATCCTGTAAAGATACATTGCCTTGTGAACCGAAATCAGCCGTTTTGCTGTTTGCGGTACAATAAAGACTAACCTTAGTTGATAGACTTGCCATATAGACCTCCTTTTAAAATTGTTATCATGTTACTTTAAATGCTCCAAAAAATGTATTGTATCCATCTCCACATTGTATTCTTCCTGCTGTTCCACCTGATCCAGTTTTAACAGCACAGTAAACTTCAATGTAATCATTGACTGCAAATGTTCTTAAAGCACCTGCTGAAGTTTGTGCATCTTGTGTTGGTCTTTCAGTACCAGAAATATATCCTGATTTTAAATCACTTAGTTGTGGTAAAGCTGTTACTTGTGTTCCATTTTTTCGTAATTCAGTCACAACACCTAACATATCATTTGTTGTATTTGCATCTGCTTTTATTGAAACATAAATCCAATAAGTACCTGCTACTGAAAAAGTGTATCTGCTTGTACCCGTATCGTAATCACTCGCTGTATCAATATCTTCTGTATTAAAAGTAATTTTTGTATAAGTATTATGATCTAAAGATTGTGCAGAGCCAGTTTTTCTAGCAAAAAAATTTGGAGTATTTGCTGAACTTATTCCAAAACCAGTAGCGGTCCCACTATTAGTAATGGTAGCTCCTGACGGGATTGAGATTGTGTCCCCTGAACTACCAAGCTCTAATGATGTTCCTGATTGTGGATCTAATTTGTCTACGAATAAAGTTCCCATTATATCACCGTTAATGTTCCTGCTACTGTCACTGTTCCAGTGTAATTAACTGGTCCAGCCACAAAAGCATTTTGTGTTGCTGTTATTGTTACGTCTGAAGTAATTGTTGCTAAGTTTAAATACATACCGTTAAAGCTTGGGTTAATTGCAGTATGGTCAACGCTACCAGTAGCTGGTGTTTGATAACCAATTGCTGCACCTAAGAATACCACATATGCTGCATCAGATCCAGCTAAAGTACTAGATCCAGTTCCTAAAGTTGTACCACTTGCAGTGTAATCTACATCTGGTTTTTGTACAACATTGTTAACTACGAATCTTACAGAAGAAGAATCAGATACTGATTGGTCTAAAGAAAAGCTTTGCGCAGAACCGTCACCAGTGATGGTTTGAGTTGCCATTGCTTTATATACATCAGAACTACTTGGACCTATATACGCCATGACTCTCCTACGTGCTTATACTATCGATATACGATACCCAAACATTTAAACTATTTGCGGTGTCAGATTTTGCCTTCAAAACGTCAGTGCTTTGAACTACAATTTTTGCCCCACCATCAATCAATTCTATACTGGATCCTTGAGGAATGCTTACATTTTTTACAATGTAAGAATCAGCTGATCCGCCACTAGCTGTGCTAGTAATATAGACATCTGCTTGAATTGTTTGTGTTACTATATTTGTTAATCTTATTCCTATTATAGCGTCGTCTGAATTTGCAGTTATTATAGTACGTGGAGTTGTACCAATAGCTACGTCTCCTGATCCATCCGCTGCAACAGCTCTTTCAAAATCTTGTGCCATAAATTATCCTTGTATCATAGCGCCACAGACATTGCAATTACAAACCCTGCACTTACGCCAGTTGATTGTGTTGCCCATTCTGGTGCTGTTGCTCCTGCATTCATTTGCAGAACTTGAGTAGCTGAACCTTTCGCTAACCTTGCTGGTGTATTATTTGCGGAGGCATACAAAATATCTCCTGCAGTAGTTAGTGTCATGTCCATTGTTTTACTCGCTGGAAACGTACAAAATACATCTTTTGTCCCTGCGCTGAAATCAACAGCACTATCGCTGTTAGAGCTAGAGATTACTGATCTACCTGTTAAAGTGTCCGGTGATGCGTCTGTAATAGTTCCTAGTCCTACTTCCCACTCATCTGCACTTTGGTGTGCAATAGCGTAGTAGGTAGTATTTGAATTACCTATTCCAGCTACAAAACCTTCAAACCCTGAAACAGCGCCTGCTAAATTTATAGTGCCTGTGCCAGTGCTTGTCGACGTCTCCTTGACTCGATCGTTTAATACTAACGCCATGTTATTCCTATGCTAATCTTAAGATAGCATTAGATGCGTCAGCTGTTGGGAATTGAATTGTAAAAGTTCCACTTGTACAAGTTTTGTCCCCACCGAAATTCAACACACATACAGATTTATTACTCTCTGAACTGTTATAGATCAAAGCGCCGTAAGCTGTAATAGTTGCTGAAGTCCAAGACGTATCTGCGAAATCACATACCGCAGTTGTTCCATCTGCTACTGGTGTAACACTTGTTAAAGTATTTCCACCTGCTGAATAGCCAGTTCCGGATACTTCGTTAGTTGCTGTACCATCACCATAAGTAGCTGTTCCAGCAGCTAAAGATGATGAGTTTGTATACAATGCAATTTTAAAAGTATCACCACTGGAAGCAGTAAAGTTATGCGTTCCTTGTAACACTTGAGTTTTAAAACTAGTTGTTACTAATGATGATGATATTGCCATTTTATTGTCCTCCTTCTATAGGCCCTGATGGACCTGGTTTACTGTAGCCTGGTAAGAATGATGGACGTGGCATTCTAATAACCCCACTTTGATGTTCATCACGTCTTCCTCGACCCATTTGTTGCGCAGCGACTTCTTGTAAAGCCATTTCATACGATTGATTGTAAATTTGCAGCATTTCTGCTGGACCTTTCAAATATTTGAAAGCTTCGACAAGGCAGCCATACAACATAAGTGCAGGTGCGTTATCACCAAGCCAAGTATTACTATTTGTAGAAGTTAATCTATCAGGTAATTTAATTAACCCTACTTCTACATAATTAGCAGCAACTGGCGTTGGAACTACATATATAGTATTATAATCCCATTGTGAATAATATTTTGGTGTTCCTGTAGATGATCTATCTGGCCAATATTCATTCATAAATGTAACATCTCTTTGCTCTAAATATGTTCTATCTCCTGTGCCGGAAGCTGGATAAATCATAACACTTCTTATGACAGAAAACTGCGTAGGAACTGTAGTTGATCCACCAGGTAAGGTTATAAAACCATTTCCTGCTGTAAAGTTAGAATATTGATAAGATCTAAAAGCAGGTAAATCTACATCTCTTAAAATTTTGTTTTCAACATGTTCAATAATATCATTGACAATAGTATCGGTTAAAACATCACTAGATGTTTCAGTGTAATCTCTTATTTGTTGTACTAATTCAGTATAAGTTGTCATGCGCTCACCGTAGTAGGTCCAATAAAGACTACATTTCCACCACCTGGTCCAGACGCAGAAGGTGTTGAAGTAATTGTTATATTAATAAAATCATCACTAACACTAGTCGGAGTGAATCCTGCAGCTGCTGTTAACTCTGATGGTGGGACACCAAAACTATTAGTTCCAGTTACTCCCATTCCTTGAAACTGGGTTGTAGTTCCTTCAGTTCCACTATTAGATGCATTCCAAAACATAACTTTATCTGATGTTGTATATGCATGTCCTGGTGCAAAAACTGATACACTAGTACTTCCATTTGTAAATCTAAATGGATTTGGCGGAAGTAATTGCGTAGTTGCCGGTGCTATTCTTGCTGGACGTGGATGTTCTAACGCTTGAGGATCTGGAGAATGTTCATGAGGCATCAATTGAGGTGCCTTAGGTTCATACTCACTTGTATGTACCCACATACCATTCCATTCTTCTACCATTTCATTGTAGGGGAATTGTAATCCACTACGATCTGAAATAGCTATTGCATATTTTCCTTTAGCGTAAGCCATCTATTATACTACCATTTACTATCGTTTGGTCCAACCCAATGATATTTGCCACCTTTTTTAGCAGCACCCATTCCTTGTGCAGTTCCACTAACTTTACCTTTAGAAATAGAAAATGGTGTTCCACCAGATTCTTTTCCTTCGCTAGTTGGAGCAATACCTTTTGTAGTTACAGCTCCAGCTTTAACAGGATTAGGAATTGAAATAGATCCACGATCGCTCCAATTACCTTTTACCCCACCTTTGCCATCTCTGTTATTAGTAGTTTGGGTATTCCAATTTCGGTTACTCATTAATCCTCCTTTTTACATTCACAGTTTCCACAAGTACATTGTCCGCCACAGCATGATCCGCCGTTGCTACAATGACATTCATGGTCACAATGTTTACATATTGGCATATTTACCTCCTATGGTATATACGCTTGCGCCGGTTTAACTCTAAACGAGACTCTTTCTCGGTT